GTGCTACAGTACGTGCTGGTACATTCGACGATCAAAACGGAATGTATTGGCAATATGACGGAAGAGATCTTGCGGTAGGTAGACGCTCAAGTACATTCCAGATGGCAGGTTTTGTTGACATCACTAAAGATACTAACCTTATGGTCGGTACTAATACTAGATTCCGAGATCAGTGTAAGGCAGGAGATAGAGTTGTTATTCGAGGAATGACTCACGTTGTTACTAATGTTATTAGTCAAACTCAAATGACTGTTAACCCAGACTATCGCGGAAATTCTAATGCTGTACAGGCTAAAATTTGTTTAGTTCAAGATTTGATTATTAAACAAAGTGAATTTAACATGGATCGTCTAGACGGTACTGGTCCTAGCGGATACAATTTAGATATTTCTAAAATGCAGATGATCGGCATGCAATGGTCATGGTACGGCGCAGGATTCATTGACTTTATGTTAAGAGGTTCAGACGGTAACTATGTATTTGCACACAGAATTCGTAACAGCAACGTAAACACAGAAGCTTACATGCGAACCGGTAACATGCCAGTTCGTTATGAAGTTATTAATGAAAGTGCAGGTGGTAAACTAGCAAGTTCTATTACAGCATCGCAAACAACTATCCCATTAGTTAATGCTGATACATTCCCTAACGAGTCGGGTGTTGTAATGATCGACAACGAGATGATAGCATTTACAGGCAAGAGTGGAAATACGCTAACCGGTTGTACTCGTGGATCTTCTATGACTAACTTCTTAGGTGGTGCCCAACGTACATTTACCGCAGGTGCAGCAGCTACACACGAATTCAATACAGGAGTTGTGTTAGTAAGTAATACTATTAGTCCGATTATCAGTCACTGGGGTTCTGCATTCTTAACAGACGGATTGTTTGATGAAGATCGTGGATACATCTTTAACTATGCTGCTACTAATATTTCTGTAACAACTACAAAACAAACAGCATTCTTAATGAGATTGGCTCCTAGTGTATCTAACGCTATCGTTGGTGATCTAGGTGACAGGGAACTATTAAACAGAGCGCAATTGTTATTGAAAGGTATTGATATTACTGCTGATTCTGGAACAGGTGGTATTGTTGTTGAGGGTGTACTAAATCCGCAAAACTATCCACTTAACCCTAACGATATTCAATGGGGTGGATTGCAGGCAGCGGCGCAAGGTGGACAGCCTAGCTTTGCACAAATTGCACCTGGCGGTTCTGTTGTTTGGTCTGCCTCTGCACAAACAACCACACCGTCGACATCGCAGGCATTCCCAACTGGAACTATCACACTAGCTCCTATTATGAATAGTTCGGGTGGGGTTCCTGGCTCAGGTGGCACATACGCATTAGTTAACGGCTATCGTTATTTCTTTATAACACAAGCAAACTATAACACATACTTTGGTACTAACGGTTTAAGAGTAGGTGACGGTATTTCAGGAACAGGTATTGCTGCTGGTGCTACTATTTCTCAAGTTGGCGGCTACGGCAATGTTGGCGGAACTTACTATTATTATGTTGGTATGAGCGCAAATGCTACAGCTAACGTTACTGCAACATTTACTAGAACAGTTACTAGATCATATCCTTTGTCACGTACTAGTACGATCTTCTTCCAGAAATCGAGTTGGGAAAGCGTTGGCGCTGTTGCAGGTACTGAAGTTAGTGATGTGTTGTTTCCAGCGGCAACTTATGTTAGTACAGCAACCTTAGTTACGTACTTCGGTACTCAGTACTACGAAGTTAAGTTTACACAGACAACAAGTTCGACAGCTATTACTGCCGGCACTACAACTATTACGTTTAAGTTCGGTGCTGCTCCGTATGCAAAACCAGGCGAAACTGTATTCTCGTTTATTGCTGCACCGGGATCTAATTCTAAACTAGAGTTAAATGAATTGAAGGAATTAACTAATACCACGTTAGGTGGTAGAGGAACATATCCTAATGGTCCAGACGTTTTAGCCATTAACGTATACAAGGCCGCAGGTGCTGCGGTTAACGCTAATATTGTTGTTCGTTGGGGTGAAGCTCAGGCTTAAGAGATTAGAGAAGCTACTCGCTTCTCTAATTCTTTCCTAATGCTAATAAGTGCAGATCTGCCGTCATTGACCTTAGATGTTGCATTCATATTAACTAGCATGTCATTGTGCATTGAATCTATATTACGTACTTCAAATACTAATTTCCTTAGTAACTCGGACATTTCTAATTTAAGTTGTGGATCAGTTGTTTTATCAATAGCCGATTGATATCTATCACAATCTTCTTTAAATCGTTTACTGTTACTGATTAACGGTTGCATTTTCTAATTCCATTATTGTATCGAGCTTGGCTCGTATGATAGGATTGTTAATGGTATTTTTTAATCCTGTATGCAATTGTTTTGGTAATTGATTTAAACTACTCCATGCAATTGTCTGTGCCTGGGTAGTTATAAATTCTTCCTGGACTAAGCACACATAGGTACCGTATTCAAATCCTTTATCTTCAGATAGATATAATTCAATAGGTAACACTCGTGCAGGTTTTCCGTAATAGGATTCTATTAACGGCTGTGCATCTTTTAGTAAGTTATCAACCCTCGGGAAAGTAGGAACGGTCCATTTAGTATCTTCCAATACTAAAAAAATCCGTCCTGTTTTTGTTGAAAAGAAAAGTAGTCCTGCACGTTTTTGCATGCACATACTTATGCAGGATCTAAATCAAGTCTCCAGTATCCTGACGCATATTCGCCTTCAAAACTCTTAAACCATTGTCCATCATCGGACCATCTGTATTGGATACCAGTTTTTAAATTTTGGAATAGTAAACTTACAGATGTAAATTTACTATTGTCTGACGGGATAACAGTGTTATCTAACTCGGATATATCTGCATTAGCCTTATATGAAACACCGTCATATACTACAATATCGCCGGTAGTATAAATAGTTCCGCCGCCAACTGGGTAAGTAGACAACTGCCATTCTGGAAGTAAATCAATCCATGCAGAACCATTCCATTCGATAATAGTATTTGCACGAATTACTGGATCTGACCCGTTGCTATTTTTCCAGGCATCGGGACCGTCGTAATTATAATATGATGGTCTATCGATAGTTGTTCCTACATTGCTACTGGTATTAACATCGTCTAACATTAAGAATCTAGTTCCCGGAACAATGACTTGATCAGTTGTTTCTTGATTAGGACGCTTGGGATTAAACTTATATGGGTCAACAATGGCATCGATAGTTGTTCTACCAGTAGGGTATATCTCACTAACAATAACAGTGTTAGACGGTTTGTCTTCAATGTTAACTAACATAAAACTAGGGTCTAGTTCGTTAATGGTAAATGTTCCACCTAACTCACTACCATCCGGTTGCAAGAAATAGATTTTGCTAATTCCAGGGATGTGTCCACCGTAGATCTCCAATACCTTAGACCAGTCAACTCTATCGCCTAGTTTGAATGGTGCAGATAATCCAGCAGCTTCTACAACTTCTGCAGGATTAACAACCGATAAATCAAAATCGTTGCTCTGTCCGTTTGAACTCTTAAGTAGCAATACTCTCCAGTTTCCTTCAACTGTAGGTAATCTAGCATTAGCATCTCCACCGTACACTAGATCATCAATGTTTAAAACATCTCCAGTTTCGGAGAATACATTCATAACTAAGTTGCGAATTACGCCTAGCTTCTTAACCTTTGTAGGTGGACTAATGTATATAGGCATCTCAAATTCTAATGAACAAATGTCAATTTCGCTTTCTGTTCCAACAGGAATTGTTCTAGAGCTAAAGTTAATCGACGATAAATTTAAAACACTTAAACTTGTCCAGTCAATATAATTGTCTGTAGTTTGTATTTCTAAACTAGGATTAAACAATACGAGAATCTGCTCAGTCAATTGTAATTTCTGATCAGTGTTTGACGTCCAGATATCTGCCTTCATTTTCAATTTGAACGGAGTTGGCATTAATCGTTCAACTGTATATCCGCCACCTTGATAATTTTTATAATTAACACCGCCGTCTGTTTCTTCCCATGCACGTTCTCTAATGTTTAATTTACTAACAAAACTAGAATCAGATAATCTAGAAGTATCCATTTCTAATCCAGTAATGTAACAACTTATCTTAGGAACAGTTGGCATTTTGTTTTCAGAATTTTCTTTGATAATACTAGCCACTTGCCTAGTCATATCGCCGTACATCACAGGAACAGACTTGAGAGTACCATCTCCTGTTTGGTATTTGAAGCCCATGAACACACGCATAAACTGTGTGACATAGCGTCTAATCTGCCCATCATAAAAAAAGTCCATTATTAATCTGCCTCTGGTCTAAGAGCTTTACTTAGGCTCTGTTTTTCTTTTACTGTATGTCCGTTAATAACATTGACTGCATTATTATTAATAAACGAAGTCTTGTGAGTAATTCTAATTTCACCCCACACAGTAGGATTTGTCACAGGATCTGCATTAATATTAGCAGCTCTTGCAACATATTGGATATTGCTAAACTGTACCCGGTCATTTAGTACATAGTTAGTGGCAGCATTCCATGTGCCTTTATTAACAGTATTGTCGTAGCCTTCGTTGTTACTCATGGTCATTCTAGTCACGTCTTCTACTTTAATCCATCGTGTGCCATTAAATCTAAACAAACGTCTAGGTAAGTAATCGGTACGTAGATGATATTGTCCTTCTGCTGGCTGTAAAGGAAATGCAATTCCAGCGGTAAACGGAGCACCGTTAGGAGGAAGTCCATCACCATCACCGGTTAACGGACCGTCGTATGCAGGACTTTGATAGATAGTTGACGCTGTTGAACCTACATACACAGGATCTCCATCTTCATCAAATAATAAGTCCCCGTTGGTGTTGGTTGCCTGTATCTGAACACTTGCATCTAATACTGAGCTGTCAGCAGTTACTAATTCAACATCGCCATTGCTGTCTTTTTGTAACATGTAATGGCGGGTAGTATCGTACCCGCTCTTCGGAGCATCTGCTTCTGCTTGATCAAGGACTGCCTGGGTAATTTGCATTTCCTTTTCATAAGTAGACATGATGTCTCTGATAGTTGTACCGTTGGCATCCGGATCACCATTGGCGTCTGTATGCACTTGATCCAATATATCTTTAAATTCTTGACTGTCAACTAGGGGTTTACATTTTGCACGATATAAATGCGGATACCAAGTTACAGAGAAACCTTCAGCAGCCCTGTTTACTTCGTCGATTACATAATATCTTTTAAGTGCATATTGTAGATCGTTATAAGCATACTCGTCTTTTAAGTGAGGTAATTCTATAACATCGCCTGACATCAGCTTTCTGCCTAGCTTTTCGACTGTATCATTAATGTGGAAAGTAATAAAAATTGTATCATTCTGTAAGAATAATCCAAACTGACTCAAGTTAAAGTCAATGTCCGTTAAGCTATACACGCCTCTTAATTGATAGATATCAGGATCGTACTTTCTGTCTCGATTTTCTAAGAACAGCATATCTTGAATCTGAAAAGGATCTGTGGTATTGTATGTAGGTGTACTCGGAGAGTCGCCCTGTGTTGCAGTCCCTGGTCCTAGGTACTTGTGTATTAATACATCGGTCCCGCCGATCTGGAACATTTCCCATACGGTTTTATCGATGAATTTAAAATCGTTGCCCTTTTGGGGGCGATAAAGGCTTAGTCTTGGCATAGTAGTATATTTACCGTTGTAATAAATAACAGTATGAGCCAAATTGACCAATCCAAACAACAGGTATATGACTACTGCAAAATTATGCTAGGTGATGGCATGGTTGATGTAGAGTTAGATCCTACCCATTATGAAACAGCATTAACCCGTGCATTAGCAGTTTTCCGTCAGCGCAGCGACAATGCTGTAGAAGAAAGCTATGCGTTTTTAACTCTAAATGAGAATCAAAACGAGTATATTCTTCCAAAGGAAATACAGCAGGTCCGTCAAATCTTTAGACGTAGTATCGGTAGTCGATCTGGCAACGGCTCGGGCGGTACAGTGTTTGAACCATTTAGCTTGGCCTACACAAACACCTACTTGTTAAGCTCAACAAATATGGGTGGATTGGCTACTTACGAATTATTTGCAGGGTATCAAGAACTTGTTGGTAAGATGTTCGGTAGCTTTATTAATTTTACATGGCAACCACAGAGCCGCAAATTAATGGTTCAACAACGCCCACGCGGTGGCGAAGAAGTTATGCTATGGGTATACAACGTTAAACCTGATTTTGCTATCATTGAAGATACTTACGCAGGCATCTGGATCAAGGACTACACATTAGCTAACTGCAAAATGATGCTAGGACAGGCCCGTGAAAAGTTTGCTCAAATTGCTGGACCACAGGGCGGAAGCAGTCTAAATGGCGCTGCAATGAAATCTGAAGCAGTTGCAGATATCGACCGATTAACTAAAGAGCTAGAGACACTGGTATCGGGCGGCCAAGGCTATTCCTTCGTAATTGGCTAAATTTCTTTGACTTCTTAATACCTATTTGTTATAATTGTTCTATA